CAGTCCACCTCTCAAGGATATGGACACAGCAGCACTGACAAGAACAACTGAGACACGAATTTGTGCTGTGTTCGGAGTGCCGCCAATACTGCTAGGACTTCAGTCAGGATTAGAAGTCAGCAGCTATTCCAATTATGAACAGGCGAGAGAGTCATTCATTTCGGAGACCGTTTCACCGCTTGTCAGTAAGTTGTCATCATTCTTATACAGGGCTCTTGAAGTCAGTGCCAGGGAGCCGAACGCTACCGTCAGAGCAGCAACAGAAGATGTCAAGGCGTTTCAGGAAGATGTCAATGCAATCTCATTGAGAGTGATGAAGCAATTTACCGAAGGTGCAATCACCCTCAATGAAGCGAGAGCAGCTCTTGGCTATGATGCCATTGACAACGGAAACGTCAGACGAATCTCTTCCTGGGTATTGGAAATCACTCCAGATGAGGAGCGAGATATCACAGCACTGCAGGAAGGTTCCTCTCCTCAATTACTCAAAGCAGGTTTAGAAGCTCAACAAATAAAGCGCATCCCCTTGCTTCCAAGAGCAGTGACACTCAATAGAAACCTTGCTCAGCAACGTGATGATCTGACTGAAAAACTTGAGTCTGATCTTGTCAAGTATTTTAAAAAATTAGCAGACCAAGTCGCAGGCAGAATGGGCAGATTGATTGAGCGAAGTCATTCAACAGAAATCACTAAAATAAATATAGATGACGTTCAGCCGGGATCAATACTGCCTGATGATGGGAAGGTGGGATTGAATGACATTATCCGTAATGGGTACGCAGGTATTATCCGAAGTACCTGGGATACGATACTCAATTCAGGGGTTGCGGGGGCATTAGATTTCGACGATAGAAGCCCCATCATCACATCGATATTGCAGAGTGCAGATCGAACTGTCACTGAGATGTGGAATGAAACAGAACGAGCCATTAACAAAGCAACAGAAATTGCCGTTGAACGTGGCTACAGTGTTGATCAACTAGCTCGTGGTGTACCAGATGACAACTTCCCTGGAGTGAATTCACTGGCGAGAGAAACGTATGCGAACAGGGCAACCACTATCGCTCGGACTGAAGTTATGAGAGCTCAGAATGCAACGACATTGGGCTACTATCAGTCACAAGAAATCGAATATGTCCAAGCCTATGATCCAGATGGTGATCCTGCTGATAATTATGTCGGCACAGATGGGCGAACATGTTCACAACGTCATGAGCAAGTTTATCCAGTCAAAGAAGCACGTGATGTGATTTCTCATCCGAATTGCAGGTTGTCATGGTCTCCATTATCCAGACAAGCACTGGAAGATCTTGGCATTATCGACACAATCTCACTAAGCGATCCAGTCGAATTCATCAAAGTGCAAGTGCCAGTCTATATGCAACAGAATGCAGCACGTGGATTGCAATACGTTGAAGAGGGCAAGGGTGGTTCAGGGCTCACTGAAGAAACCATCAATGAAGCAGTCGGGATGTCAAAGGGTAATATTTCTGACGACAAAATCATTCGCATGAATGCGTGGTTCAAGCGACACGAAACCGATCTCACCACAGCAGCAAACACCGATCCCGAATCCCCAGACTTCCCAGGAGCAGGAGCTGTTGCCTGGTACTTGTGGGGCGGCAATCCATTAGACAAAGAACAGTCAATGAAGTGGGCAGAAAGACAATCAGAACTTCTACGAGAAGAGGTAGTAAATGGAGTATAAGCAATCACAAATCTCTGAGATAAAAGTCTTAGATGAGACACAAGGAATAGTCGAAGCCTATACAAACTCGATGGGCATTATCGACTCAGATGGAGACGTGATTGAGACTTCAGCTTTCAACAACTCTATACAAAACAATCTGCCGATTCCCGCACTGGTAGGGCATAACCCTTCTGCAGTCGTAGGGAAAGTAGTAGACGCACAAGCCATTCAACAACCAGACGGCTCTGCGAAGCTCTACAACAAGATTCAATTCAACATGGATACTCAGGCTGGGAAAGATGCCTATTCCAACGTAGCAGGTGGCTATGTCAGGGAATGGTCAGTGGGCTTCAATATCCCTGAGAACGGCGTGGAGCTAGACCGGGAAGAGAACAAGCTGATCCGCAGAATTAAGGATCTTGACTGGGTAGAAGTCTCCAGTGTTCTCAGAGGAGCATCCCCAAACACAGGCACACTATCAGCTAAATCAGAAGAAGAGAAACGTGCTCTCCCAGTACACGACACAGGAACCACAGATGAATCCTGGGATGGTGCAGTAGCTACCAGAAACCTCAATGAGGATGATGAGTCAGCTTATTTAGAAGCCTTTGCATTCGTGGAATACGGTGCAAATCCAGACGCTAAATCCAGTTATAAATTCATCCACCACGAAGTGAACACTGATGGTGATGTAGGGGATGCAAATATCCGAGCTTGTCAAACAGGCATTGGAGTCCTCAATGGAGCCAGAGGTGGAACAACAATACCAGATGCAGCCCTCAAGGGAGTTTATAGACACCTTGCTGCACATTTAGAAGATGCCGATTTAGAGCCACCAGAACTCAAGTCCACAGAGCCAGAGCAATCTCACTCTGCCGATATTGACCAGGTGACCGAAAAGGAAAACGACGAGCGAGACACAATAGCTCAAAGGCTCATTGCCTCTCGACTTCGCCAATCAAACAAGCGAATAGCAAAGGGATTAAACGAATAATGACTATAGAGAAATTCGCTCAGGCAGAAGCTCTCAGAAAGTCAGCAGAAACAGCATTAGCCGAAGGCGACTTGGACAAAGCTGCAACACTGACTGAAGAGATGGAATCTGCATTGGAGCAAGCAGAGAAAGCAAGTGATCTTGAAGAAAGAATCGCTAAAAGTCTCAAGGCTGAAATGAAGCCAATGAACACTGTTCCAGTGGTTGAGGAAGAAGCTAAAACAGACGCATTAAATGAAAAGCGATCTGATGGCTCCTACCGTAACCATGTGGATGCAAACTACCGCCCAGCAGGTTATCAAAAAGACTTGCCACCTATGGCTCAAACCACTTGGGTGCAGGACAAAATGGGCTCGAACTTAAAAGCAGAAGCATCGTTCCAAAGAGACACCTGGATGAAGTGGTTTACCGCTAAGTCTCAAGATGAATTCTTTAGAAATGCATCTGCCGAAGAAGTGAAAGCAATGCAAGAAGACACGGACAATGAGGGTGGATACTTCGTACCAGAAGAATTCATCAACTCAACGTTCGTTATACCAGAAGCAAACGGCGGTCAGCTCCGTGATGCTTGTACTGTGTTAAGAGTAAATTCCAAAGATGGATATGTTCCAACACTAGACAGCGTTGCAATGAGCTATCTTGCTGAGGAAGCTGCATACACAGGCGCAGAGCAAACTCCAACAGTTGGACAAGTCTCATTCGGCGTTTTGAAGATTGCAGGATTAACTCGTGTATCTGATGAACTGTTAGCAGACTCAGTACCAAACTTGCCAGCTTTATTGACTCAAATCTTTCAATCCGCCAATGGCAGATTCCAAGATAAAGAGATACTCGCTGGAAACGGTACCGCTCGTTATAACGGAATTGTGAACGGTGTTGACGCCGCTGGAGCATCGGTTGGCTACTCAACTTTAGCTAATGCAACTTCAGTAGTCGCAGCAGATATTGTTGACGCTTATTTCGATGTTCCTCAACAGCATCGTGGAGTAGAGACTTTCAGGTGGATATTCCCATCCGCTATATCAGCTCTCATCAATGGTATCGGCACAACTGCAGCAGGAATTCACGCGATTGATTCACTTACCAACGCACCAGACGCTTTCCTCATGGGAAGACAAGTCCTCAATGTTGACGTAGCTGGTCAGCCATTCGGCACGACTATCACCTCAACCGAGAAGATTGGTCTCGCTGGAAACATGTCAGCCTACTATCTGTTTGAAAGAGCAGGAATGAGTATTCGCCGAAACGACTCGCTCTACATGGGCAACGGTCAAGTCGGATTCTTTGCTACTGCACGTTCAGACGGTCGTATGGCAACCGCTGAAGCGTTCAAGATTCTACGTGCTGCGTAGATAGGTAATTAGCAGACGAGAGGCACCACCACCTCTCTACCCTCTCGGACTTCCGCTCTTCGCCCCTCGCAAGGGCGGGAGTCCTCAAGAGAAAAAGATAGGAAGAAAATATGGCAAAAGTAACATGCATTCATCCGCTTGGGATTGAAGGCGGAGAGACATACCACTCAGGTATCGAGTATGAAATCGATGCAGAAATCCTCAAAGAGTATGGATGGGCTTTTTCAGAGCCTCAAACAACAACCAAGAAAGATGCAAGTAAGGCAAAAGAGAACAAATAGATGACCGTTTTTCACACGTATGCATCAGCAGATGAATTCCGCAATTATCTAGCAGGAACGTCTTATTCTTCTGGATGGACTTCGGATGCTGCTACTTTATTGAATCTTTTGGAAAGTGCTTCAAGAAGAATGGATGCATTCGTGAATGACAATTCATGGGGTGTTGTGACAGAAACCAGACTCTACGATTTAGGCTCAGGAAATCTTGTTCAAGACCCACGATCCAAGACTGTTGATTCTGGTGGCATCATTACCACACGATCTCGAATTGCTTCGGTTCCATTAGATAGATGGCTCATTTCTGCAACCACAGTGACGAGCTATGAAGACACAGCCAGAACATCCTCTGAGACGCTCACAGAAGGCATTGCGAACGATTATCTGCTCAGACCATATAACTCCTCACCAAAGTTTGAAATCACTCTCACAGAAGAAACCACAAAGAGTTTTGGAGCAGGTCAGCAAGTGCTCTCCATAGCAGGGAAATGGGGCTGGAATGAAGATACCTCTCCAGACACAACAACCCTGAATGGGGCTATCTCGTCGACCAGTGCAACATCAGTTGTTCTGACATCAGCAACTAACTTTTCTGTAGGAAACACGATCCTCATTGGTACTGAGCAGATGTATATTCGAGTTATTTCCTCAAACACTTTGACAGTTACCAGGGGAGTCAACGGCACCACAGCAGCCACACATTCCGACTCAGCAACCGTTAGTCGATACGTTTACCCATCTCTGGTGAGAGAAACGTGCCTCGACGTTGCTAGAGTGCTTTGGCGTGATCATGATTTAGGCAACGTGGAATCACTTTCCGTTGGTGACCAAAGCGTCAGTGTTCGTTCCTCTGTTGAAATAAAAGACGCTATCAAAGCACTGGATGTCTACAGAGTACACCAGGCATCAGCAGGAGTGATCTTCTAATGGCTGAACGTA